TTTAGGCCCATTGCTCCCAGACATGGATTCGAACCACGATTAAGGGCTTCAAAGGCCCCTGTCCTGCCTTTAGACGATCTAGGAATGTTATTGTGCCCCCAACGGGATTCGAACCCGTGTTACCGCCGTGAAAGGGCGATGTCCTAGGCCCCTAGACGATGGGGACGCAGAGCGGATGATCAGAATCGAACTGACCCCTTCTGCTTGGAAGGCAGAGGCACTACCAATATGCAACATCCGCAATATATTTTAAGTATACACTGTTCAGTTAGAAAAGTCAACAATAGAGTGAATGCCATCCCAATTTGGATTAGAGTACATTCCAGAAATTAAAAAATCAGTTATTCCTTCTTTTTCTAAAAATAATATTTGATTTTTTATTTCGTTAATATTTCCAAAAATTGAATTATTTTCTTCTCTTTTTGCAACACTGACTATTTTATTTGATATAGATACTCGTGCAATAATTTTTTTATTTAATTTTAATATATCTTCTTTATTTTTATAAAAATCAGAAAGTAATAATACGCACCCATCACCATATAAACTTACAGTTTCAAAAGTTTTTTGAGAAGATCCACTAATAAAAATTTCTGGCTTAGAATTTCCAACAAATCCTATAAAGTCTTTAATAAAATCTTGTAATAGTTGTTTTCTTTCTTCCTTACTCATTTTTATTTTTGAAAACATTTCTTGTTCAATATCATATGTTCCAGCAACAAAATTAATAATTAGCCTATCACCATAAAATTCTTTAAAAGTTTTACACATTAATGCTAAATGCAAAGCAGAAATTGTATATGGTCTTACAGCAATCATAAACTTTTGATTTTCTACCTTACTACATAAATAAGTAGATAGAATAAATGGCTCATCTTTAAATGTTTGAAATGGTAAAAGAAATGATTTATATCCAATATTACTTATGTTTAATATTTCTTGTATTTGATTTTTATTAGATACATCTTTTATCATCCAATGCAAATTACTCAACTGAATATCCTAAACTATCAAACTCCCAAGACCATTCATTTTGTATCATTTTAATATGATCTTTGCTAAAAATATCTCTATAATCAATATTTTTTGGTCTAAAAGATTTTTGTTTGATATCTATAATTAATTTTAAATCAAAATTATTTAATACTTTATTTATTTCATTTTCTATACCATCTTCATATTTAATTATTTTTTTTACACAAACTTCGTTATTGATTGTATATATATGTTTAGAACTTTTTAGCCATTCTTTTCTAATATTATTTTTAAAATATAGTTTTGCCAAATCTCTATAATCAAAAATATTATCTATTTGTTTAGAATGATTTAATTGTAAAAAGAAATCAGACATTACTGAGTCATACGGATTTCGTACAACAACACAGGATAATGTGTTCGATAAATCTATTTTATATGATACTTCTTTGTATGACATATGATTATAAAAACCAGAATAGTTTCGTGGTTTATGTCTTTTATCTAAAGGTCTAACTGGAGTTACAATAGAATTATCTGGCATTATTTCAGACATGCAAATTTCTGTAGATGATCCGCCAACTTTTCTATTTTTTAAATACAAAAAGTCATGCTCTTTAGAATATATCATAAAACTATTATACCAATATTGTAGTTTGTTTGTACATCTGGAAGGACTTGAACCTTCGACTCTCTGCATATAAGGCAGGTACTCTAACCAACTGAGTTACAGATGTCTAGTACACCAGGTAGGACTCGAACCTACGATAACCGAATTATGAGTTCGGGGCCTTAACCAACTTGGCTACTGGTGCAAAAATTATTTTATTATTACTGCAACCAAGAAGCCAACTATAAACATAAAAAATCCAATAGTCCAATAATATGTTCTTGATAGATACTTAATGATTATACTTTTTTGAATGTCTGCTGAAACAATATTAATTTCAGGATCATAGTCAAAGTCTTCTAGCAAGTATTCTTTTCTCATAATACAATTGTAGCAAACCCTTTATGTTTAGTCAATATATCTAACTTCATCAATTATTTTATGTTTTAGTGCAATATTTATCATTTTGTCAGAATAACTTCCTAATTCAGGTCTTGCAGAAAAATATACAACATAATACAAATCGTTGTAAGTTTTTATTAATGCTCCATTTGCAATGGCTTTTTTTACACTATCTGTTCTTTGTGCTCCAGGTCTTTTACCTTCACCAGAATTTCCACCTTTTGCTTCTACATATTCAAAACGAATATTTGAATGTGCCCTAAAGTCTACTTCGCACCCTGCAGCATTAAAAATATAATTTCTGTCAATAACGCTAAATCCACGATTAACCAAGTCTTTATATACTGCATCTTCAAATTCATCACCACTTCTTTTTGATTCAGCCTGAAAATCTATGCTACATGACGCACTAATATTATTACTTTCTTCCATCCCATGTGCCAATCTTTGTTGTTGCAATATTATTTTCTTCCCACAATTTTATTATCTCTGGATGATCATCTACTGCATGAACAACATCCCACATTTTACAAATACGATCTAATATGTCTTTTTTAACATCATAGTGCGATCTGTCATCATCATCAAAACGCATATAAAGTGCATCGGAAAGTATGCTATTATTCTTTAACCATAAAGAGGTTAAACCTCTCCACTTTTCTTTTCTAGATGTAACAATAAGAATTGCATATCCATCTGAATACGCATTGTTTAACATTTGAACAACTTCAAAGTTTGGTATTGCATCTATTGAACTAAAATGAAATGAATCATAGTCTTTATTTCCATTACGAATAAAGGGAAGGAATGGATCCACATTTGCAAGTGTTCCATCTACATCAAAAATATATGCTTTGGGTTTCATTAGTTTAAGTTTATCAGGTTCTATTGGCTTTGTCAATTAACTATCCGCTCAAGTAGTTTGTTACGTGTTTTTTACAAACAGCGCCAACAATAAAAGAATCTTTATCTACAACAACATCGTAATATTCTGCTTCATTTAAACAATAAAAGCAAGGTTCTTTTTTAACATTATTATTTTCTGTTATATTATTTTTATTAATGTTTTTCACCAAACCTTTCCCAATATGGTCTTCCTTTATTGTCATAATCATCCCAACCAGAGCCTTCCATATCCTTTTTGAGATTTTCTAAATCAAGTTCGTAGTATGTGCCCCACCATGTATAAGGTTTATTAAGATACTTCCACATTTTTGCGTGGTATTTATAACGAAATCCTAAATTACTATCTAAAGACTCATCTAAATCAATAGCCTTAACTAAATGATTACCAGCATATCCACCAAGGAAATTGCCTATCCATCGTAATGGCCAGACCTTGGTTCTTTCAATCTTTGTCAAATGATTTATCATCTTTAGGTACCCATATTTTCTTTCCATCTTTCCAAACAGGCCAATAGCCAAGGCTGCGCCAGTCCATTTGAAAGATCTTTGGCTCTTTAATCTTGATTAACCTTATATGTCATAGCAATATAACATGCTACATATCCCATGATAAAAGCGGGAATTAAAAATAGTGAATTAATCATTAGTAAGCCTCCTGCCTATTAAAAAATTCAGTCATATAATTATCTTCTCCTCTTGCAACCTTAGCAGCCTCAAGACGCATGCCTAAAGCATTTGTAACTGATGGCTCAATAGGCAAGGATTCAATAGCCCTTGCAATTTCTTCTCTTAATGTCATTTCATCTATACTCATACTTTAATTATACACCATAGTCATTTTTTAACACACCAAATCCAATCATCTGTCATGGTCTGATGTGTTTCCCAAAATAAAGGATCTTTTATATTCATCTCACATTTAACACACTGCTCAGGCTTCATCTTCTCGCCTCCAGTGAAAATAAGACTTAACGTAAACAATTGAATAGGCTATTGCAGCAAATACAAATCCATACTGCTTAGTAGTTACTGCATAAAATATCCACATAGTCTCATTACAGATGCACCAAATCCATGCCCATATTTGTTTTCTTCCAACAAAATAAATTGCAGCCACACCACTGACAGCAAGCACCCAAGAGGCATAGTTATTCATCCATTGTTCCATATATTAAGTATACCTCATCTAGGCTGTATAATCAAGTTATGAACGAAGCAATCTTATACATCCTATACAGCCCATTACATAAGGCTATTAAGATAGGGATATCAGACATATCAGGTAAAAGGTTTGCAAGCCATAGGACTAAGGGATGGATATTGATAAAGTATTGGTATTTTTCAGAACGGGATAGAGCAAGAGCAGTAGAAACTATAGTGTTAAATACACTAAGACAAAAGCATGGACACTTCCTAGATAAGTCTGATATGCCACAGGGAGGCTATACAGAGACTTTTGATGCATCCAAGATAACTCGTAAAGGTTTGATTCGTATGGTTAATAAGTCTATAAAGGATTTGTTGTAGTTGCTTCAGGTGTAGGAATCGGACCTACATTATCAGTTTCGGAAACTGCTCTACGAGCCATTATAGGAACCTGAACTACTTAATCAGTATATCACTACTTGATAGAACATATTAAGCATACAAATGGTTCATCATTTTGTTTAAAATATAGTTGATCACATTTACTACAGGCTATCTTGTATGGCTCAGTCTTGGCAAACTTACTCCAAGATGACTCAAACTTATCCATAGTTATCCACAGGCTATACAGTAGTAAGGAGCCCTCAAAAGATCTTTGTGAGTATATATGGTTTGAGCACACTTATAACATTTAGCGTGAACCATATCAGGATCTGAATCAGGCATTAAAAGTTTAAGGTTTCTCGTGTAGTAATATTTGGTGGCATACCAAGTAAGTAGTATTAAAGTTATTGTTAGCATAATACTATTATATCAGAGCCATTACTCAAAGTCAACTTGGGACTCAAACATATCTAATGTTATTGGAGTTGATGCGTCATCATCCATAGCCCCACATACAGCACAGGTTACCTGTCCATCAAGGTCTAATTGGTAGTCGCAACCATAATTTGTACATTTCATATATACATCATACCATTCGGCGAAAAATTTGTCAAGTTTTTAAAGTTCGGCGAAAATATAGGAAAACAAACCTTTATATGCCCTACACGGGCACTATCGGTGAGCATCCTTCATATGCCTAGATAAAGAGTCGTGTCCAAATATACCCCATCTTAAATCCCATTCTTTCTTACAAATTGGACAGATTAATATCCTCATCACTCTCCCAAACAATTAAACATTTTGTACACTGTATTCCTGGCTCTCTCATATACCAGGTATGATCACATTTCTTAGTAGCCACCCAAGCACTCATTTCTTGTATGATATAGTCTGATTTTTGTTAAAATTTTGCGGGATGGACCAAAGAGATTTTCCTTACAAGTAGAGCAAGTAAAAGACCATTCACCAGTAAACCAATCATGAACATAGCCTTTGGCATTAGCATATTTCTTGGCTACAAAGGTTTGGAATGGATCAGGTATCTCTAGATTGATCATACCTTAAGTATAGCAATTTTGGCGGGGGAAGTCAAGAAAGAGACAATTATCCCTAGTACTACCAAATAGACCAAAACTTAGTAGTAGGAATATCTGCTGGATCTAAGGTTTTTATACCAGCCTTAGCATATGCTTGCCTCATAGTGGGATTATTGTCTATAGCAAGATTTACTGAGCCTTTAAGTTTAAGTCCAACCTTATATTTAAAATCTGCTGTCTCAGATGAAGAACCTGGATTCATAATTAATCTAGAATACTTTACTCCTGCTGATCGTAATGCCTTTATGGTGTCTTTTCTATCAGATACATTTCTACCTGTGACAAGAATTAAAGCACCAGGTAGGGCATTTACATAGTCAATTACTTTTTGGATTGGTTGTGTACCGTTTCGTAATAGGGTGTCGTCAATATCGCAAATTGTAGCCATAGATACATTATACACAGGTTTGTTAGCATAAAAATGTTAGTTATCCACAGGTTTATCCACAGATAAATCTTACTGATTATATTGTTTGACATTCTAGAAGTGGAGTAAAGTGGAGGATAGTGGAGTATAGAGCATATTTAAGAGGGCCGTCGTAATCTTACGGGCCAAACCCCCTATCCCCAATTTTATCCAAACCCTTATACCACATATCCAAACCTTTGTCAAACCTTATATCTAATATACCCGATAGCGGATTATATACCAAACATTAGTGTTTGTCAAGTATATTTTGTACCAAAATCGTATGACAAATTTGTCCAAATTTCAGGAAAAATATTTGATTATCGTAATCTTTTATTCAAAAAGATATAAAAAATATCCAAAACATCAAGAAATAATGTTTGGATAATATAGTGTTTGTATATAGGGTATTAGTTGGTTAGATGGCCTTTACATGTTCCCTCGCAAACGGCGCAGGGCGGGGTAGAAAAAGAAGGTGAGTGCAAAGATTCATTCTTAGTAGTGGTAAAGAATCTACCCAAACCAATCATAGAAGTAAATCCTACAAATAGATCTACATTGTCTTGATGACGCTGCTTTGCAGCATGTTTGTCTATATTAGCAAAATGTCTTGGACTCATAAAAATATTATACACCTTGTTTGACAAACAAAGGTTTGTATGATATAAGGTTTGGCTAGGAATCTGGAAAATTTTAGACTTTTCGTAATAAGCCATGAATCTGGAAAATTTTTTCAATTTCGTAATAAAGTTTTACAAAAATTGTTTGAGCCAGCGATCTGGAAAAAATAAAGTTTGTTCGTAATAAGGTTTGACAAATGTGGTTTGATATGATATAGTGTGGCCAGCGCCACCCCCTGCGATAGCAGGATGTGTGCTAAACTTGTTAGATGTCGCCTTCTTTTTTAGATCTTGCATAGTCTAAAATGTCATTAAGGTTATCTAACCCATCTATCTCTTCTTCTTCAATCTCTAATGCAACTAAAAATAAATTAAAGGTTTCAGATATATATTCCTCTGACATTGGAGTATCTTGTACAATTCCAGTTGCCACAAAAAATGCTAGGGGTAATCCCATATCGTTAAACTCTACAAAATCTTTTAGTACTTCGTCATCTCTAAATTCCATCCAAAATTGGGATAGTATTGCTGCCTTGTCTGCACTTGATATTGCCATAGTTAGTTGCCTCTCATCTCTTCCATAAGTGTATCATATTCTTCCCCTGCCATCAAACTCAAAACCTCTAATCGCTTGTATGCGATAACAGGATTGTTACGAACTAAATGAAATCCAACCGCTTCTAGGTTTAATCCCATATCCTCGTTGAGGAGTTTGGCAATTCTTTCTGCGTAACGAATCTCTTTAGTCATCTCAGGCTTTCTGCGTAGACTATAAGTCATATCTCTCCTCTATTCCATTATACCAAAAAAGTAAGGGGGGCGCAAGACAGGCAACAGTCCCACGCCCCACCTCTATATCAGCCTAGTAGACCCCTCTCTAGGCGTTGACAAGTGGCGAATAAGCGGCCACAAATTTATCCCATGACACAGGTACATTATCAGTAACAGTCTTATTAACAAAGTCGATAACTACAGTTTGTTCTCCTAGGTCATAGTTCTCGCCATTGACTGCATAAATACCAAATCCAGTCTCATCCAATACATTGTGTTGAATAAGATAACTAATCATCATGCGGGTGCCATATGAAGAATCCGACCAGCGGGGTTTGGCATGCTCTAGCGCTGCAGCAATGTCAGTC